CGTCAATGAGCCAGAAGCAATACGGAACACATCACCAGTTGCAATCGTCTTAGAGGCATCTAACGCTGTGTGATACAGCAAGTTGCCAGCAGTAGAAGCATCACGAATACCAATGTGTGTGATTGTTCCCCATGAGCCACCAGCTTGAGGAAACTCAACAGCCGCAGAGTTGCTAGTCGCACCATTGCTAGGCGAACTAAAAGTCACAGACTGACGAGCATACGATGTACCAGAACACTCTGTTCCAGTATCAGCGTCTGTTGGGTCAGAAGTGTACAAAGCCACATAAACAGTCGTTGGCGCTGTGTAGCTTGTTGCTCTCAATGTCACATTGATAAGAGCATTTTCTAAATAGTTGCTAAATTCAGCCATAGTTTCACCTTGGAGTAAGTTTCATTGCTAAAGGAACACCAGAATACTGACCTTGTTCGTCAGACTTGGCAAGAGAGGCAATCGCTCTGTCGTACATAGTTCCCCATGTATTGATTCGAGCGTCATTCATTAAATACGGCTCTGCCTCAATCAAAGAAGCATAGAGCAAAGCATCAGGAGCGATATTCAAAAACACATTTGACGCATTGGTGCTTGACAGATATGCAGGTGCAGCAAAGTACAACATTCTCAATGTGTAAATGCCATCAGGAGGAGGAGACAGTAAGAACTCGTTTGCCAGAATTGTGTAAGACTTAGGAACACCAACTTCTGATGCTCTTGGGTCATTAGACAATGCCGATGGGCTAGAGTAACTCATTGGCTGAATTGGGTTTGTCATTACGACAAAATCACGAATCTCAATAAAGTCAGCAGGTAACTCAACAGTAGAGTCACCAGATACAGTCGATGTCGTTACTGACTTCAACATCTGACGAATACGCAATTCTCTACGGAGGCGATTCTCAGCAAATGTAATGAAGTCTGGAATCTGGCTAGTCAAGTCAGACCGAGCCAAATATCCTGCAATTGAGGTTTGTAAATCAGAGTATGTTGCGAAACTCATACCACTCCTGTCCGAGTTCTAAAAACTCTGTTATCACGCTCGTTTAGCCACGCTTTAAAACGCTTCTCGTCTAGCACAGCAAAACCACGCATGATGCCTTGTTTGTTGAGGTCATCAATAACTGTTAATGGAATTGAAGCAACCTTATTGCCAAACATATCATCAGACCATCTTGCACGTTCATCAAAGGAGTTATATTCCTTTTTGTTTTGCTCAATGATTCCAGAAACATCTTGGCGAGTCTCAATAATGATTCCACCATTGCCATCGGCATGGACAGCAGATTGACGAAAATTGACAGGGTTTTGCATAAGCTAATTCTATCAGTTTGTGTAGAAAAGAAAATGCCCCAGAGGTTTAAGTCTGAGGCATTTTTAAGATCACTTAGTGATTATGAAAGATCGGCTACGATGCCATGTGCAGCTTCGTTCTTAACTTCCAAGGTGTACTCAGCCAACAATTGTGTTGACTCATTGTCGCCAGTTACAGCCAACTCGTTGGTCTGGAAAGGACGCAAGTAAGCAACAGCAGCCATGTCGGGGTCAATCACAAATGCTGTCTCATCGCATGAGTTGGTAGAAGTCATGAAGCGGTTAGGCACAACAGAAACTGTACCGAAATCGCTCAAATAGACGTCAGCCGCACCGATGATGGTAGTTGGCTCATTGGCAGGGGCCATGAAGCGTTGAGCAGCGATACCAGCAAAAGCAGAAACAACTTGCTTGTGTGCGGGGTTGACCATCAACACTTTAGGATTGCCACCAGAGGCGTAAACTTCTTTGATAACAGTCTTCAAGATTGTCTCTGTGAAAGTACGATCTGTACCATCGGTACGAGCAGTAGTACCACCAGAACCTGCAACACCATCAGTACCAAAGTCGCCATTGGTTGACAACCATGCTTGCAGACCGCCCAATTTACGAGCAGTAGAAGAATCACCGTTAGCAGCGATCTGGTTGCTCAACAAGGTTGTTTCCATGTCGCGCTTGATTTCGCTAGAGGCTTTAGCCAACTGATAAGCCTTTTCAGACTTACGACCAGCTTTGTCAACGCTCTGCAAAGTGCCAGAAATCTTGACAGTTTTCTGAGCGATCTGAGTGCGGTTGCCAACGCGAGTGGTTGGAGACATAGTAGCGTCAGAAGCGGTTGCACCCTCGACTGCGTAGTTGCTCAAAGAAGCAGCAGCCAAAGAGTCGGTTTGCCACTCGTGATAAACAGCAGTAGCCTTTGTCTTGCCGATAGAAGACATGAAAGGTGTGTCTGTGGGGCTGATGTTATAGATTACATCAGAGAGGTCTTCGCGCATACCGATAGCGGTATAGGTTTGATATGTAGCCATTTTTAAAACTCCAAAATTATAAGAATCGTTCAAATGCTCTGGCAGCGTCTGCGACTTTTCCAGTCTGACGCAACTTTTGCATAGCGTTTTTATCTTGCGATGACTTTACAGGCGGGGCTGAAGTTCCAGAACGCATCATCTTAGGAGCGGCTTGAAGTTTCTTGGTTACTTCTGGCTTGCTCTTTTGAAGTTGCGCATACTTCATTCCGTTATACAAAGTCAGCACAGCACGACTGTCATACAGTTGACTGAGTTCTTGGTCAGTCCATCCTACAGATTTCGCATAGTCACGGATTTGTTTCCGAACCGCATCACCCTGTGGAGTGGCTAACTCAGGAATCAAACTGGTTAACTTCTCAGATTCATGGCGGAGATGGTTTTGCAGAGAGGCTTGTTGCTCGGCTTGTTGCTGTTGGGCAAGGCGTTGCTGTTCATTCCTAACTACTGCTAACTGCTTCTCACGCTGACTCTGTTCAGCTACCGCCACGGCATAACCGATGGGGTCTGTTTCCTTTAGAACATCTAAGTTAACACCCTGATTTTGCTGACTTAGGAAGCTATCCAAAGCCTGTAATTTCTGGGCATATGCTTGTCGCTCTTGTTTCACATACTCTAAGTGTTGACGTTCAGCTTCGAGAGCCTTACGTTGTTCAGCTAGAGCCTGAGACTTTTTAGTGTAATCCGCACCTTGTTGATAACCCTTGATAAGTTCGTCAAGTTCTACCTCGACTTCCTCACCACTAGCTTTGACTTTATATCTAGGCTTAGGCTGTTCTTCCTCAGATTCCTCTGAGTATTCAACTTCATCACTCGCCTCAAGTTCTTCTGTTTGTTCTTCAGATTGGCCTTGTTCGGCTTCGTCAGAATCACCCATCAGACCTTCAAACGCTGAAGCGGCTTGGTTTACATTTAGGCTTTCACTCCCGCTTGGGTTGGTGTTTTCCATGTGTCATCTCAAAAATCGCCAGACACCTTCTGGACGGAGGTGTTGCTTTTACGCAACAGAAATCAAAGTATCTTCCACTTTTTCTCTTTGATTAGAGTTTCCGAGGCCAAGCCTTCTAGGTGTCCTGTAATCAATTCGATTGTCTTGATATGTCGGTAAGCATCTTCTCTTACACCAATATCAGAACTATTTGTGTTAATTATCACACTAATCTGCTCTTTTTTCAAATTATCTATGACTTCTTTGAAAAAGTCATCATTCAATAGGTTTTTAGCCCATTGAGCCTTGAGGTGCTTGTCCATATTGGCTTTGTATTCCTGCGATTACATCGTTGATTGAAACGCTTTGTGTTGGGATAGATGTGCGGCTATTACCCAAGATACCCATTAACTGATCGAAGTTCATGTTAGATGGGGTTGTCTGGCTTGGCATTGCAGGAGCTTGACCATAATTAGGGTCTAGCAACTTCTCCCATTGAGTGCCTTGCAACATTTCTTTATTGCCAAAATCAATAGGTGCTAAAGGTGTGAACTCTGCTGTACCTATAGGTTTAATTGGGCTAGTCCAATCGCTAGGTATAGGTACAATTGGATAGCCACCGCCACCGCCAGAACCAATAGCATTTCCTGCTCCTGCTATTGTGGCAACAAGTCCTGCGGCTCTTAATGCATCAGATACGCCTAAACCAGAACCAGCCGCTGTTGTAGCAGCCTTCTCAGCTACTGGCGCAATAGGCATAGCCCCTGCGCTTCTCATAATGTCGCCACCATTGGTCAATGGATTCTCTGTCACCAATGTGCTGACAATCTCTCCGTCTGGCATTGTCCAATTACCGCTTACAGGGTCATAGTCATAACCAGCCATTGATTCGATGTTTGTGCCACTTGCGTTGGTTAGTGGGCCTTGCAACGGGCCATTAACATCAGGAACAAAAGCACCTGTAATCTCGTCATAGTAACCTGAACCAACAGGGACAGAACCTTCTGTAGGTGAGGCTGTAATCTCGCCAGTAGCAGGGTTTAGGTAGCCTGATAAAGCACCACCCGCACCGCCTAACAATGCGCCTTTGAGTACATCTTGACCAGATAGGGCAGCAGTACCACCACCCAACAATGCACCGCCCAAAGCACCTGCGGCTACTTGATTTGCGCCAGCACCTAAGATTGCATTGCCTAACAAACCACCCGCACCAGTAGCCATTAAGCCAAGCTGCACAATAGGCATAATGTCAGCTAGGTCAGAACTAGAGCCTTTTGTCGTGTAGAAGACTGGAGTGCCATCAGGAGAGAATTGAACTCGATAGCCTGTGTTTCCTTCGCCTGCGCCTGTGCCACTAAATAAGTCTTCACCACCTTGGCGTTCCCATCTACCGCTACCACGATTTATGGCTTGACCAGTTGTCTTGTTTCCAAATGTCTGACCAGTAACACCAACAAGTTTTCCATCTCTTTCAACCACTTTAGATGAATCAACAAGCTGCACGTCTGCTGGGTTTTCTGCATCGCCAACACCTCTAACAATTCCGTATTGAGGTTGAACTTGGGCAATTTCAGCAGGCGTTAAATTTCTTCTGGTAAACGTTGGGCCATTCTCTGTATCCCCCTCGTACACCATTTCATAATACGTATCTTTACTTGGTTTTTGGATAGTCCTGCCATTTAGGGTATAGTAAATAACCTCAACAGGCTCATACTTATCAACCTTGCCAAACTGCCGAATGTCAGTAATGCCAGCGTCAGCCAAGAGTTTAGCCATGGCTTTGGCATTGGCTTCAGCACCGCCATAGCCCTCACCAGTCCATTTGGCAGTCGTGTTTTGCCCAAGGATTTGCTTAACCAGATCGTCAATAGCAGCCATGATTAACCCTTAATCTCTACGTTAGAAGTAATACCAGCGCCTACTTTCATAGCCTTCAATTGAGCCTCAACCTCAAACTCTTGTTGCTTCATAGCAAAATAAGCCTGTTGTTTCTCACGCTCTAATTGCAACTTAGCCGCTTCTTTCTCACGCATCAATTGCATCTCAAGGCCAGCCTTCTGTTGAGCCATTTGCA